TCTCTTTAGGGTCAATCGTGATACCATAATTTTTCTTTGCCATCTTATATGCGTGTTGCATCGCAGAGGAAAAGTCTCTGTGATAGAGGTCATACTTTGACTCATCAAGTTCGACCTCTTCTGGTACACAATTAGGAACCATCTTACCACCGGCACCTTTTTTCATACCAACCTGTTTGAATCCATCCCAACATGGGTCTGCTTCACTAACTTCTTCTTTCTTCATAGAGCCTCGAGCCTTGGCAGCAAGGTCTTTGTCTGCACCACCCCATGTACCTTTTGACTTAGTAGCAAACGAATTGACACGAGCGAATGCCCACTGTTGTGGAGTTGTACCTGGACGATGACCTGTACGCCATGCTGCCATACCACGATTGTAAACTTGTTTTAGAATACCATATGGAATACCAGTCTTCTCTGACTTCTTCTTGAGTGCATCAATCTGCTTTTCCTCTAGATATTCAGCGGCCTCATCAAGTCCAGTCATAATTTTTACAAATGCTTCATTAACATCTTCACCGAACATTTTCTTAAATTTTTTCGTATGTTTAGATGGTTTTGTTTTACCTTTGGCATCACCAGGTGCAGGTGTATATGCTGCTGGATTGTCATCGTCCATTTTAGAACCGCGTTCAAAATGTCGAGCTCGAGCATCCTTATCCTTCTTACTGACGCCAGAATAGTATTTTTTAGGTTGTGTACCAGGACGTTCATCGACATCCGGATCTTGAGCAACCTTTGGTTTTTCGAGTAGCATTTCAAATTCTTCATTTACATTTGCTGTTCTTCTACGCATTCTCTCTGTCTCTTTCTTTAACATCTTTGGTAAAAGTCTTTTAGCTATTCTATCTACCATTGGAAGTTTTTTCTGTACTAATTTATCTATGCCTATTTTTTCTGAAGGTGATAAGGTTTTATAATTTTTACCTTTATTACCAGCAAAACGTTTCTTTAACAACGCTAAAGCAGTTCTTCGTGCACGTTTTTTCAAAGCATCTCTGTTTGCACGTCTGCGTAATTTTATCTTTCTTTTTCTTGCGATGATTGGAGCTAGTCTACGCATTAATATGCGTTTCTTCATACGCTGTTGTAAAGTAAGAGGTTTACGATTTTCTTCTAAGTCTAATTCTAGTTGTTCTTCATCCCACTCCCAGAATAAATCATCATCCTGTTCAAGTTCAACTAAGATATCATCTAACTCTTTATCTGTAGGATCAATATCAATTTCTTCTTTGATACCACGGCGTGACTTCTCGTTGGCAATCCAGTTTTTAGCAGCACGAGACTTTGGTGGTTGTTTAGCAAACTTAACCATTTTCTTATATGCAGATGTAGTTGCACCAGGTGTATCAGTACCCTCAGAATTATCTACAATCGTGAAGTCGTTGCCAAATAGTTTTTGAAACTTGCCCATATTATCTTGGACACCCTTCCACATTTTCTCAACTTCAGCATCTGGTAAACTTCTTGCTCTTTTACGATTTCTTTCAAGTGATGTTTCAAGATTTGTATTAACAAAGATCATAGCAGTATCGTAACCAAGTCTGATTAACTGATCTCTTACTTTTTTAATTTTATCATAGTTTTTACCAGTACCATCAAGAACTAGACCAAGACGACCTTTAATGTACATATCCTGCTTGTTGGCGGTAGTTTTCTTTGCTTTACCACGTAGTTCTTGACCTTTTGGAGAATAGATATCATCTGGATTACCAGCATCAAGCCCTGCGTTCTTGAGTCTACGTTCAAACTCATCATCACTGTTGACAAGTTTCATACCAATATTAACTAATCCTGTCTTACCAACAATAAATGATTTACCTGACCCTGGACCACCAGCAAGAAATACTGCCTTGAAGATAGCAGGATCGTTAACACCTTCATCAAGGTCAGTCTCTTCATATTGTACAACAGGATTAGGAGTCTTGAAGTTTTTCTTTCTCATGATAGTCTTATGTACCACATCTAGCTCCCCGTCTTTTCCTGTTTTGATAGCAACAGGTAGGTTTAAATCTTTTTGAATGTCTTTTAAAACAACTTCTGAGTCTTTATGCTTTTTAATATTGACTGCTTTCTTTCTGGCAATCTTCTTGAATAGGCCCTGAATTTCAGCGACTTTGATTTCTGGATTGTTTCTGTCATCATTCATACGGTCAGCAAAGTGTTTTGAAAACTCAATATCAACACCAAACTTATCAAGAAGTCTGTCACCAAACTTCTCTAAATCAGAGATTTGTTTAGCAGTGACCTCTTCATTCATTTCTTTAGTTTTCTTTTTCATATCATTAATATAAGCACGATAAACAGCTGCAGCTGCTTTTTTACCAGCAACCTTTGCTCTTTGTTCCATAGCTATGGCTGCTTGTATTTTATGTGCGTGTTTTTTACCAGATGACTTAATTTTTGCAACACTAGCTTCTGCATCTTTCTCAGTGGCAAACTTTAACCCATGGATTGTACCCTTTGGATTCTCATCTGTATAAAGGTCAGAATGCTTGTCAGAACCAGCTGGTTGACCTTTCTTTCTAGGAATTCTTGGTGCTTCGTTAATATCTTCCATAACGGAGCGAATGGTGTTGTAAACTTTTTTCTTGTCTGCATCTCTTAGTTTAGATGGCATACCCTTTGAGAATGTCTCATAGTCACCTTCTTTTGCAATAGCACGGAGTTTAGATGCAGACATCCCTTCAACACCCTCTGCATCAGGATCACGTTCACCCGCAGATACAACATCAATCTTTTTGAAGTTGTATTCTTTACCATTATATTTTGTCAGGAGAGTTTTAAAATCTGGTACACGGTCACTACCAGCAATTAGAGTGACCTCTGTATGACCCATTTTTTCAAGTTCTTGCATAATTTGAATAATGGTCTTAGAAGAAGACTTGGTGATAGATTTACCAAAGGCCTTCCTTGCAATAGCTATTTTTAGATTATAGGGGAGTGGATCCTTCTTAGGATTCTGTGTATGACTAAGGTAAATATGTGGCATTGCACCACGTTTTTTAGCCTCACTCTCCACCTTGGCAGCAAGTTTTTCATGTCCAATTGTTGGTGGATTCATCCGCCCAAAAGCGAAAACTGTCTTACTCATTTGATCCTCAGCAGGTTTTCCTTAGACTAACTGTAAGGTTATTTATATTTTTAAAATAGTGTGTTTACTCCTATTTCATCTATTCTTTGTTTAGCAATTTGAATATATTCTTTGTCTAATTCAATACCAATGAACTTTCTATTAGTATTTAATGCTACTACACCTGTTGTTCCGGAACCCATAAAAGGATCTAGAACAGTGTCACCCTTTTCTGTAGTGAGTTGAATACAGTTCTTCACTAATTGTGGTGGAAATGGTGCTGGATGTTTTTTCTGTCGTTCAGGTGGAATAACCCAAACTTCACCTCTATATTCAGGAGAGACATCATCACGAAAAACTTTTGGTTTCTTTTTACAAAACCAGTAGATATGTTCAGTGCAAGGTACGAGAACATCATTACGAATATTAGGAGAATTTCTTCTATCCCAAATAATCAATTGATATAGCTGAGCGTTACTATGTGTAATGAAGTCAGTCGGTAGATAGCATCTATTTTTATATCTTCTGGGTTTGTGATTAAAGAAGATAGAACCATCAGGTTTAATAATACGATGACACTGGTTAAGAAACTCTACCATCCACGCCTGATACTGATCCTCAGGCATATCGTCGCCATAAGTGTTGTAATCAATTCGAAATTTACTCCAAATCTGATTACCTTGCTTCACCTTACCTAACAACCCCTTCTTATTATATGGAGGAGATGTGACAATACAATCGATGGAATTATCTTCCATCTCTTTCATACCTTCTATGCAATCCTTATTGATAATCATACAAACAACTTACGGTGAATGTGCCATAGGACATTGTAGCGATTGCTCAGTTTCTTTTTACCTTCACGCTGAAAGTGAAAGTAACTTTCACCATTAGCATTTTTTAGATGAATACCACCACGAAGGAATACCCACCGAGTATCTTTAATCCTATCACATATCTCTTGATAGGTCAACTCTGACTCTTTATTTGTCTTTGTATTCTTAATTACAACTGATGTGATGTCGAACCCATTGCGAATAATAAGATCGATAATTTTTTCCTTATTTGTATTAAGGAACTCTTTGAAAGCATCGGTCTGTACAGTATCAATCTGTGGGATAGTACGACGATCTTTTCCATTGTAATTGTAACCCTCACTTCCACAGAAATGTGCAATGAACTCAGCAGCATCACCAGTGATGTTTAACATCTTAATGAAATGTTTCTGTGTTGTAAGGTGAACCTGTGTAGAGTTTCCTGACATATTCTTGATACTCTTATTGACGACACCATCAGAGCCATCAATTTTAGTACGTGAACCGCCGATTTGTTTCAAACCATGAGCATCACATACTTCTTTTTCTCTGATATCAGAATACTCTTCCCGAATCTTGTAACCTTGTTCGGCAGTAAGTGGCATTTTATCACCTCTATCATCATGAATTTAATGACCCAGTGTAATACATTATAAAATATATGTCAAGAACTATTTTTGCCATCCCTTAATAATGTCAGGTGAGAAGTTTGCCTTACTAAACTCCATACGGTCAACCAATTTGACTGCACCACCTACTTTGTCGATGGCAACATAACCTTCCTGATCTGTAACTTTAAAACCACTACTGGTTCTCAGAAAAGTAGGGATAGAACCAGCTTGATTAAGTTTATTGACAATCATATTTTTAGCAGATGTGAGTAACATAACAACCTCATAAATTTTGATAAGGTCATTCTTATGGTTATCAAAATATACCATAAGTTTTTTCATCTTCTCAAGCTGTGATTGTTTACCTTTGTCACTCTTTCGTTTATCTACCTCTTTTTGATAATGTTCTCGAAAGTATTTTATCAATTGATATACATGTGTACGTGCATTAACAATCATCTTTCCTTTTCGGACTTTAGTATTATTAAAAGCTTTTAACCTTATAAGAAACTCACTCTCATTTGCAATATCATTTAGTGCCTTTGAAGGTATCTTCTGAAAGATTTTACCAGCATGAGATAACATAGAAGTGAGATTATCAGTCTCTTCTTTAGTGAATGTAGCAGTACCTGATAAGTCTTTATAGGTAGCATCATCCATCCATACAGAGTCAACCGATTTCATCTTATTAACAATACTCTTGCCAAAGGATGATTTCATATTCTGAATAGAATCTCCAGAATATGTGGTATGCCAAACAACACCAATATTAGCACGTCTAATTTTACGAGCTAGTGGTGAAGCAGCGGGAACAGCATATACAATTGTATTAGGTTGGAATGTGATATAGTCTTGACCTTTAATAGTCTCTTTATCCAAGTCACTTTTGGTAAACATGAGATCCCCTTGATAAACCCCATCTTTAATACCTAACTTAGAAAATTCTCGGAGAGCCACAAGAAACTTATCCTGTAACTCTCCAGATAGTTTAGTTTTAACATCTTCTGGTGTTTTATACATTTGAGGGTCTGCATTGAAAAGGCCCTTCTTTGCTACAAAAAAAGTCCCATCGGCAGGATCAATCCCAGCGAAGATTGCGGGAGCCCCATCCCATTTAGTGGTAATATTAATGCTTCTGGAAGAAGCTCCAGATAACATATCACGAATACTGCGAAGAAATAAGATAGCATTACGAGTGCCAGTAACACCTTCATTGAACACCATGTCTTCAATGTGTTCAAGATGGACATTCTTGCCCTCCTTTGATTCTGATAGATTGATTATACTCATCTTTAAATCCTTATCAACGGTTTGAGAGTGCCACTAGTGACTCTCTCCATAAAAATATCTTGTTTCTTAACTTTTCTTACGTCTGCTATTTTACCCACATTTGGTCCTTTGTTATACATGAAAATGATTTCATGGGTTTTGAAATAATTATTAAATGCATTTTCACGATACTGCTCTTCAATTGTTTGATACTCATCTGGCATCTTATTTTGTATTTCTTTCATACGTGATCCACTTATTTCAGTAACGGACCCACCTATTTTTAATTCACCTCTAAGTTTATTTAGATCCATTTTATGCTTATCTAAATCAACTGTACCACCTAATTTAAAATCTGAGAAAAATTGATTTGTAACATTTACAGCTTTAACTTCATAACCAGTTGAAGAGATTGCAATATCCATACCAGCACTAGAACCACCACCTAGAGTAGCTTTATCATATATGAAATATAGACTAACTTCTCCAGGTCCAACACCCTTTAAATTATATTGATGTAGTAGATTAGTATTCCCATGTTTCTTAAGACTATCAAAAACTCTGTTGAAATCCGCTTTCTTGATAGTAGATGAAGATATCGTATTTTCAACATCAAACCCTGGAAAGAAATGTTTATTAACTAGATGTTGGATTTCATGTTTATGATTGAGACTTTGAAACTCTTTTATTGAAATATTAAAACTAGTAACTCTTTCAGCAGCTTTAATGAAATTAAAATCTAAGTGATGAGCCATCTATGACCTCGTATTCGCCTATGTCGTCTAATGTGTAGACTACTTGTTTTATACCATATTTAGTTAAACAAGACATACACCCTTCACATGGATGACTATTACCCCATATCCAATTCTTCAAACTACCATCCTCTGGTCGCCTCGAACGAGAGACATAGATTGTCATCTTTTTTAGGTCATCTTCATCACACACACGAAGAGCATTATAGATAGCATGTGTTTCTGCGTGCCAGTAAATAGCCTCGTCGTTTTTTGCCCATTGTGCTTGGAAAGGATGAGATTTCATATGATTATAACCATATGAGATAGGTTTGTTTTTATAATAAACAGAAGAGAAAATACGACTACTGGCAACGGGATCAATATCCCGTGCCATCATAGCCAGATTAGTAAGTACAGATATATTACGGTCGTTCTTCAAGACGAGGCTTCCACCAATTGTCAATCAGTTTTTTCCGCTGTCCTTTTTCGAATGTGTAGGGTTCAAACGATAATTCGATACCATCCTCTAACATATCCGATACAATCATAGACTCTAAGTCACTTAGAGGAACTTCAATCTTGCTAGACATTTCGTACTCCACTTACCAAAACGATTTTACAAATATGTTCTAATCGTTCAATGTGTTCAAATGCTCGCCATGGTGTTTCAGCAATTGACACAACTCCATGACCCTTAATTCCTACAATATCATACTTCACACTACCATCATTGTCAAGTTCTAAATGTCTATGACAAATATCTCCAAGTATCTTAGATTTAGCTGGTACATCTGGTACGCTTGGAGCAACTTTAGTATGAAAACCAAGCTCAGGAAAATCATCAACTAGATAATCAAGACGAATACCACGATGTAAAGCAGCAGTGGTGTATGTGGGATGTAGATGCATTACAACACGATTATCAACACCTGCAGGTAGGATTTCTTGTAATCGACTGTGTAAAGGATACTCACTACTAGGTACTAGATTTTCACTCATAGGAGTATAGTCAAGAATCATAGGTTCGCCATTCTCATAACGAGTAGTAGAGATTTTTTTCCACATCGCTGGTTGTAAATGTTGTTTACGAACATTCGCGGGAGTGATAAACCAGTATGGTTGTGATTCCCATCGTACTGAGACATTACCATCCCGTGCTGTAATCATGTTTAGATTGTAGGCATGCGCCATAATTTCCGAACATGTTTCAATCATTTACAATCTCCAGTTTACCAATCCATTGCATCTCTTCAAGTTTAGACTGAATTGTAACAGGATCGGATAGTGTCTTTCCTTCTTTGTGCATAGCCATACCGGTATACTTTTCCCAGAATGATATGGCATCTAACGCAGAGGTAAAGGTTTTTTTGTTAACACCATTACCTTTTGGTTTTACGATATATTTAGCCATGAGCGAGTTGCTCCTTTGCTTCACGTAACAGACTATCGATATACTTAATTTTTCCATTAGTGTAGGCAAAGTCATCAGATAACTCAACACGAAGACGCTCATGCTCAAGTTGTTTGATATACTCTTTCAATTCTAATTCTTCCATATTATTTTCCTTTCAGTGTACCGCCAACCGAAGATAACATATCACCAACTTGATATCCAATCTCCGGATTGGTCATTACGATATAGGTTACGCCACAACCCAAAGCAAAAGCGATAATTCCACCCATAACTAACTCCTCTCACGTAATAATATAATAACAAAATCTTGCTGGTAGAAACTGTAGAAGTAAAGCATAATTACTCCACACCATAAATTTTTCTTCCGCAGCAAGTTCATCTACAGTAGTTAGACTTTTTCTCCAGTAAGGATATTTGGTAGATGAAAAAGTAACCTGATATTTTTCAAGATCCTTTGACATTCTAACCAACAAATATCTACGTACTTTTTGTTTGATGAGCTTTCTGTAATACATACATTACAAATCCCAGTCCATGTAATCTATATCCCGGTCGATGATTTCTTCACACCGCAACAGAGTCCCATCTTTCTGTACTTTCCGGAAGCTGGCAGTGTTGTAGGTATAGTCAACATCATCCATGAAATGGTCGATCAACCGCCGAGCATGATCCTCACTCTCAGCATCCATCTCTACCATATTGCCAGTTTCCAGCAGTTCGAACCAGACGATATACTTAGTATCAGTACCAGCAATCCGAGCTGCCCGCAATTTGGCGAACTCTTTGCTGCTCAAATCTTTTACCGTGAAACCCTTCAACATTAGTACACCAACCCTTCATGGTCAACATAAACACCGATCTTGTCAATAGAATCGGTAAACAAGAACTCATTCTCACTGAACATCGTTGCAACGTCGATATCATCGAAGTCAACAACAACGTGATGACAACCACGAAACTCGAAAATCTCAGTGACAACACCATAGGAGTAGGAATGACCAGCACCCCAGTTACCGACAATCTTTGTACCAACTTCAATCATGTTCATAACCTCTCTCTTCATCATGTTTATATGATAACAAATTAAATCTTTGTTGTCAAGAAAAAAATGACAGTCAGTGAACATTATTTGGGAGTTGTTCACGAACTTCTTCAATATAGTTGTAATTATCAGAGAGAAACATAATTACAGTACGATCCCCATACCAACCGACATGATAGTTAACACCACCAGGTTTGTGAGATATGGATTCACAAAATTCATCCAGTCGGTCATATTCAAAATAAGAACCAGGATAGTAGATATATTCATATGTCATATTCATCTCCTCACTCATGATACTTGCATTATATACGAGTGAGATGAATTGTCAATAGCCTAAATTGCTTTTTATGAATGGATATAAATTTTATTTAAAACTTTACCAGATGGATTTTCTTCATCATCTGCGGGTGTATTATCAACACCAAGCTCAGTGATATCAGATACGATATCTAAATCTTCATGTGATTCTTCCAATCCATCTTCAAATTTTACCTTAAATGTTTCATCATCAAAAACTTCTGTAACTTCACCATCAATATTGAAAAATCTGTATTCCGTATTAGCAGTAACTAAATCTCCTACACTTACCATATCATTTTTCTCCTGTTTATGAATTAAGGGATTAGACTAACCTTTTCTGTATTTATATTACAAAAAAAATGCACCGACTAGAAAAAATCCAGTCGGTGCTCCCAAGCATCTGGTCGGGGATTAAGATGCTTTTCGTTGTCGCTCCTCTTGCCGGAGTCGGTCATATACCGACTTGACTAGAATACGAGGAACCATGGAGGCGATAGAAGCTCGCTCCACGATATCGAAGTCATCCCCACCTTGCCGGCGTGACTCCGAAATTGCTTTTAAAATCCTATCCTGCATCATATATACTCCCTATATGACAGGGTTATTTATACCTGCCACTTTTTATGGTGGCCTTCATCAATCGACTCAACCCACCGAATGAACAGACCTAACTGCCGACCAAACGCTTCAATCTCCCACGGCCGGTCGAAATAGTCAGTACCTTCCTCATCAAATTCGACACCCATCCAAGTGGTGGTCTTGCATTTCAGACCATCTTTACCGATGATGATACCGCCGAACTCAAGCTCACCAGCGATATGCTGTTTCATGTGAACCAACTCATGCATCAGAACAATCATCTTCTCACGCATCGGAAGGTCTTTTTTGATCTCAATAGAGAACTCACCATCACCAGCATCGATGCAGTGACCTTCAACATCAAGGTCAGTGAAATCAACGTCCACTGAGTAATCCTCTAACGTATCAAGCTCATCAAGATTAAACAATTTTACCATCGCAAACTCAACTGCGCTGATAACATAGTTTTCGAGTTTATTAGAAGCACCGTAGACGTTGATTTCCATATCGCTCTCTCATCAGGTTATGATTTATAGTACGATATTTTAAATTAGTTGTCAACAGAAAAATGCACTGTTCCGAAAAAATTTGGCGTATTTCCATTAAATCCACTACCACGTTTCAAATTATGAAAAAGTTCCTTTGCCCTCTCTTCATCATCAAATGTTGCAATGATTTTATCTCCACGATCAATCTCACAAAACTCTCGAATCTTGTACAAACCTTTTTCCTCCAAAAATGTATACACTCTAGACTTTTCCTTCTTTGATAAGTCTCTCACGATTGAGTTGATGAGCCTTCTCAATATCTTCCTTGTTTTGACCGTAGTAGGCAACCGCATGACCCTCCTTGATTAAAATGTCTGTAACCATCGTGAACTTACCATTGTAAACAAAATTGCCTAAGATACGACCAAACTTACCCTTGGCATCTTCACCATCTTTATCAATCTGTGTCCGTAAGACACTGCTTTCACCCTCTGGTAAAAGTTCCTTTAATCGCTCCTTAGCAAGAAGACCAAACTTCTTTTCTTCCTTGTCACGGGTTCGAGACTCAGGAGTGTCGATGCCCATGATACGGACACGCTCGTTTCTCAACCAAACACCAAAACCAAGATCGATATCAACATCAACTGTGTCGCCATCGACCACTCTTAAAATCGTAGCTCTGTATTCGTACATTATCTTAAATCCTTGAATGTTCTTTTTTCAAATTTTCTCTGACTAAATTCGCCTTGACTCTCTTCATCATTACGTCGGCTACCGAATACAGCATTATCCATGACAGGATTATCTGAGATGAGTTCATCCTGTGCAGACTGTTCTACATCATACAGTCTCATCTTAGCCCTGTCAACCCCTACAACGAATCTTTTATTGAGTATGGGATCATTGAAACGATTTTTAAGTTGCTTGACCATAATCTGATTTAGAGACTCTAACTCCTCACTACTGACCAGTGCGAACATTAAATCTGTCGTAGCTGGTAGACCAAATGATTCAGATGTATCTTCTAGGCCGGGGTCGGAGTTTGTGTAACCACTGCGAGTTGTTTGTGTAGCAGTTACGATAGGCACATTCTTTTCAACAGCAAGTCCACGGAGTTCTTCAGCAATGGACTTAATCATCATGTATGTGTTAATGTTTGAACCATATCGCATACGACTAGATGCACAGATATTTAAATAGTCGATATAGATAATGTCTGGTTCAAAGTTTCTTTTCAATCTTAATTCATTCAACAGATGACGAAAGTGACCAGCACCTGCCGCGGCCGTTGGATATTCTTTGACGATAAGTTTACCCTCAGTCTTATGTCGGATGCGTTCAACTTTCTTCTCATATAATTTAAATGGTAAATCTTTGAGATCATCTAAACTACAATCAAGCAGATTGGCATCAATACGCTCAGAGATACGTTCTTCTGCCATTTCCATGGTGATATACAGAACCTTCTTGTTGTCCATTAGATTATTGGCAGCAAAGTGACACATGGCAAGAGACTTACCAACACCAGTGCCGGCAAGAATACAAGTCAGTGTCTTTGATGGTAAACCACCCTTAGTGATGGTGTTTAGATACTCTAGATCAAAGGGAACTCTTTCTTCCACCTTGTGATAGAATTCATAACGAGCAGCAAAGTCTTCTAACCAATCGTGACCAATATGATTATCAAAACTAATAGACAAAGCCTTAGACAATATTTCCGGAATTGCTCCCTTCGTTTTTTCCTTGTCACTCCCGTCAATAATTCTAACTGATTCGATGATTGCATTATGTACAGCTCTTTCTTGACAAAATTCTTCAGTCTTATCAATTAACCATTCAATATCTGTATCAGACTTCTCTAGAACAGAGATATATTCAAGACAATCTGTCAGTGTTGTCTCACTAATTTTTTCATCATCTAGAGTAATTTCAAGTATTTCTTTGGTAGGAAGTGCGTTATATTTCTCAACATGAGAATTAATAATTAGATATAGAGTCTTCTCAACTTCATCTTGAAAAAACTCTTTATTAAGAAACGGTAGAACTTTTCTGCTGTAATCCTCGTTGTGTATCAGGTTGTTTAGAATTGTTGTCTCTATCCGCATCTTCCCTCTCGTTCAATGTATTAATAATAATGTTAACCAAAATGTCACCGATATAATTATTGAACACAGGATCGTTATCAATAATTTCATGTGGGTTTTCAATAAATTCATAATCAAATTTCAACGAAACTTCATTTTCATCTTCATATAACTCCTTTATATGAACTTTATCATATCTAATGATAGTACCATAATACTTATCCTCTGTCAAACGAATTGGATATGTAGAACTTTCTTCATATAATTCATCAACAAACTCATATGCATCATTGTAGTCCGAAAATCTGTCTAAGTCAATATTGTCCATTTCCTCTAATATCCTGTATGAAATCATATGATAGTGAAAGTCTTAAAGAGTCCAAAGGATGAGCTTCTACACAATGTAAGATATCACTATTAAAAATTAAAAGCCTACCTGGAATTGATTCGTATTTTGTTTCTTGAAAAGATTTAGGGTCATCTTCATAATACTTAATAGAATTCATTGGGTTTTTAGGAGATCTAAAGATAACTCTAGAAGCTCCTTCATTATTAGATACAAAATATATTGTGGATAGATTAGCATCTTCATGTATATGATATTCTTGAAAGTCACCCTTTTGATATATGTTTAACCACCCACCAGTCGATACAAAAGTAGGACGCATTTTTGAATTATCTGCAAAGATATTTACTTGTTTTGATATCCAATTGGATAATCTTCTAAATACATCATCTTGTTCAATATTGTATACACCACTATTTGTATTATATGTTTTAGCTATCCAACCTTCTGCAGAAGGATATTCCGCCCTGATTTCTAATGAGCGTTTTATCAGAGATTTTTCAATTTCTTTATGAAAAGGATTATCAACATAACCAATTACTGTTGGGAACCATAATTCCAACCTCACATTTTCACTCATTTAATAACTCCGGTACTAGCTCTTCATCATCAACATCATCTACATAGTCATCAGCAGGACCATACTTATATTCTTCTGCTGCAGCCTTTTCGAGACGTTGCATGATATCATCTGTAAAGAACTTTTCTGGACTAGCGTTGATTGCCTTACCAAAGTGCTTAGAGCCATCAGGAAACTCATAGCGTGTGGAAACTTTTTTGACAATATTATATTGTTCAGCTAGGTCCAGTAGACCATAGTATCGGTCAAGACCATGTGTATATGATAGACGAACCTCTACCTGTTTCTTCTCTTTTGTAAACCGTGACTTCTCAGCGGTGACCTTGATGAGATTACCCTCACCCTTGTCAACATCTTTATCACGCTTTTTACTTAAAAACAAAATAGTAGATGCAGTATATTTTAGACCAGACCCACCAGACATTTCTTTTGTAGGTATATACGCACCAACTACATCATAGGTATGATTGGTGATAATCATAGGGACTTGTGCCTTGGCAAGTTTCAAGCCCAGAGTTCGGAACGTTGCCTTGATGACCTGTGCTTTTGTCATGTCACGAGTCTCTTTACCGTCTAGACTATCTTCCATCTCTTTCGTGGTAGATAGTTGACCAAGAGAATCAAGTACCATCATCATGGGTGGTTTATCTTTACCGTCTAGATAACGATCTAAAACTTGTAGACCATGATGACGAAACTGCTGGATTGTTTGTGGCTCAGCTACAATCAAACGATTTGTATCAATACCTCGTGTCTCCATCATATCCTTGGTGACTGCAGCTTCAGTATCATAATAAATTGTACCAGCATCTTCATTATTTTGAAGAAAGTTTTTTACCATTCCTAAAGCGAAAAACGTTTTACCAGTAGCTTGTTCGCCAGCCAGTGCCACAACTTTATTATTGGGTACACCACCATACAGACTCCCAGATACAAGAGCGTTGAGAATATAACTACCGGTATCAATCCAACCAGTAAACTCAGCAGAATTATTGCCATCAGATAAGAGGTGAGTGTTTTCATCATTCATTGCCTTTGCTAAATCACTAAAATAATTTGACATACTATCCCTTTTCAAAATAAGACCCATCTAGGATCGCTTCAACCTTTTCCATCTGTTGTTTAATGATAGGTCCACGATTAGGCCAGTGAACCCACTCTTGATTCTGTGTACGATACAGACTGTTTAAAAGAGGCATAACAATTTCTGATATTGCTTGTACTTTCTGATTAGCCACACTATCAGCTAGCTGTTTACGCTCTTCTACGATATCCTCATTATCATAGATTAATCTGAGTAAACTGTCAACCTTTTTCTCCATGTTACGAATACTATCTAACTTCTTTTCAAGTCTATCTTCAAGAGAAGTAATGTCTTCTTTTGCAGCAAGTACGGGTTTTTCTACCTTTGACTCTTCTTCTTCAATTACTTGTTTACGGTAGGTAACATCATCTACCGCAGTAAAGCCGAAGTCTTCTACCCAGTTATTACTCATCCGTTACCTTCTTCTCTAAAGAATGTAATTTCACTATGACCAATAGTCTTTTGTGTTTTTTCAATTAACTTATCATGGTCAATAAATCTACTCCCACTTAGACTTTTTTTCTTACGAATTACATTCTTTCTTTTAGCTTTCTTTTCTAACTTCTTTTTGAACTCTTCAGAGTTTTCTTTCTTTTCTTTATATTCCTTATTCTTCATTAAAAGATCAAAAGTATCACTATTCTCTACGGCTTCATCATTAAACAAAGTTTGTTTTTTACCATCAGTATAAGAATCCAAATCTTTGTAAGTTGCTCTACTTCTTTTAATCTTAGCTTGTAATTCATCTGTATATTCTGCAAAAACTAATTTCATCTCTACAGTGTCACCGAATAACATTCTGTGTCGAACACCAGCTGTGTTAATCTTTCTCTTATTCTTACCATAAATTTCTTTTATATAATGTAATACTTCTTTCGAAATGTCTTCAGAAAATTCTGAATAGGAACGAACCCATTTATTATCATACAAAATATAAATTGTGAAAAACCCACTGAAATTAGGTTTACCATATTCACCTTCTTCTTTTGTAAGCTTGTATCCAATAGTACCTGAATTTCTAATAAATGGAACTAAATTAAAATCACCATTTAACTTAGTTAAGTCAGAGATTTCCTCCATAATCTCTTTTTGTTTTTTCTTACTGATAGCCATTTAATTCACTCCGCTTTTATGTTTCCAAGTTAAATAATCATGAGGTGTATTAATTTCAATACCATCAAAGGATACCTCACCTATTGATATATCTATATCATTTTGCAACCATCGTAGTTGCTCTAGTTTTTCAATATTCTCTTCTGGATATTTAGTCAGGTTACGATACCGTGATAATGCATTTGTGGTATATCCATAGATACCTAGATGGTGGTCACCATAACGAGTGAATCCACGACCAAACCAGCGAGCCTTGTTGTTATTGTGAATAACTTTGACAACACTAGGCACCTCACGCTTTTCAGGTGGCATCTTAGCACACACAGTAGCAACTTCGGCACCAAGCACAATCAGATCGTGAACTGTATTAATGATATGTGGTGTAATATCAGGCATATCACCCTGCACGTTGATAATACAATCATATGACTGAAATACATTATTGACCCACCAACAACAGCGGTCTGTACCATTCTCAGCATCAGCAGTAAGAAATGCTTTGCCCTTTGGCATATGGTCAACAACCTCTGCTGAGTCAGTCAATACAAATGTAGGAAAGTCTGTCTCCTCACACTTACGGTAGACACGCTGAATAAGTGTTTCATCACCCAACATAGATAACATCTTGCGCGGAAATCTCTTACTCTCAATACGAGCAGGTATTAATATTGCTGTCTTCATTCAAAAAACTCCATTAGAGGTGAACTCTTTTCAATTCTACTTTTACAAATCTCAAAATACTCTTTCTCTCGTTCTATAC